ATGATATTTCATATCGCACCCCTGGCTGGATTCGAACCAGCGGCCAACAGATTAGAAGTCTGTTGCTCTTCCTCTGAGCTACAGAGGTATAAATAAATTATACTATTAAAGATCAAAATCTTCAATAGTGTCTAAAGGTATAATACCTTTACTTTTAGCAATCTCGTACCCCTCTAATGTAAAATTAAATGTGGCATTTAGATTTTCATCGTATTCAACCTGCATTAAATCATTGTCTAATAAATCTAATAGTTCTGCATCGATATACTGTTCGTGTGCTTCCCAGAGTTCTGGAGCCAAATCCTTAGTAGTATCTTCATTTAGCTCGAATATGGCCTCTCCATCTTCAGTAAACCCAGCAACCCTTATTGCGCCTATTTCAATATAGTGCTGTATCTTATTCATCATTTCTTCTTCGTCAAAATCATTAAACATGTTACCCCCTGTGCAACAAGTAGGACTTGAACCTACGATTACCGAATTATGAGTTCGGGGCTTTAACCAACTAAGCTATTGTTGCCTAGTTGAATTATAGTATTTTATTATTGTTTTTGTCAATAGACTGCTCAACTATTTGCTGAACATACTCAGAAAAATGTTTTCTTATACTTCCTGGTGGTCTTTTTCCTATATCCGCCCATACCCTTTTGTATTCATGTATGTTGTCAAATGTAGTTGGGCAAACCATTACTCCTTCATACTCCTTTAATCTTGTAGGAAGAGGCACATGCTTACTGCAGCACTTACATTCTTTAGCCTTTTCTTGATATATACTCATACTATTTCCATTCCACTTAGTGCATCAGAAAGATCTTTTGGCATTGCTGATGGTGCTTTGATTAAATTAGGTGACTCTGCAGATATTGATTCTCTATACTGTTTTCTTACAGATGAATAATCATGTACTTCGATATCTCCAAACGCCGTCCTTGTCATGCTAATAGCATTATATATTGACCCGCATACAGCATCGGCTAAGTCTTTAGATCCTTTTCTTGGGTGATCTACCTTGTCCCTCATAATTCTTAACTCTAATAATTCATCAACTAGAAGCGGTATGTGTGGACCGTTTAATCTTTCTTCCATTACAACCATAGCCATATCATCATAGTGTTTTTTAGCTACTGATAAAGTTTCTGTACTTATTCCATACTGCCTTAGCTGCTGCATCATGTCGTGGGAGTTCCACCTATCGAATGTACAAAGCCTAATGTTAAAGCCCCTGGACCTAAGAGAAAGAATGTAATCTCTAACCTCAGTAAAGTCTACAGACTTGTCTGATGTTGGAGTCCAATACATAACAGCATCAACCTTTACGATTGGAGCTGGCTGAGAGTATGTGTCTGTTACCTTTACACTAACCCACTTTTCAACATGAGCCATTGATACAGCGCAATGGTCATGCTTTTGAGCTAAGTCAACATGAATAAAGTATTCTTTATCGTCTTGAGGAACAAACCACTCTTCAAATCTACCGAAGCCATCTACAGCTATTGATAGATCATTAAAAGCCATTTCAATTTTTTCACGTGACTTAAAAAAAGCATCAATTGCTTCTGGTGGCATACATGCAAATCTTCCTAGAGCATCTGTAACATCTCGGTAAAAAGCAATTTTAAAATCCTCAATACTTCTGGTTGGATTTACTTCCCATGTAGGTCTACGAATTGCATAAACTTTAGGGTACTTATATGAAATAATTTGATCTTCATCCCAGAATATCTCAAACTCATTTCCTACAGTATTGTCTGGCAGGTTTGGATCTAACTTAAACTTATGAGATCTAGATATGATTTCTTTTTCAGAAATAATATTATCATATCTTTGCTGTATATAATCATTCTTAAATCTTGGGAACGATAGAAGAATTACTTTACCGTAGTCTGGAAAACGAGAGTCTACAGATGCCCTGTACATGTCATATATTCCGCTAGCTGTCTTTGCCTGATCGTGTCCGCTTGTACTGTCTAAGGCAAAGCCAGAAATTTCATCGAGCACTGCAACCAAAACGTTGTACCCTTCAAAAGCTTCTCTTTCTGAGTGACCAGAGTACACGGTTACATTTTTATCAAACTTAATTTCAGAAGCTTTTTCAAAATACTTTCCAGCAAACCAAGGTGAGTGTGTTACTCTATTTTTAAATCCCTTAAAGAAAACGTTGTTTGCCTGCTGAGCGTTAATAGCAATATTGATAATATCTATAGAGTCTCCAGGCGGCTTGCCGTAGTAAGATGCTGGGTCTTTCAAACACAATAGTAAATAAACTATATACGCAACAGATATGGTGGAGCAGTAATCCTTACCGCTACCCTTGCCTAACTGTGCTACAACTTCATTACAGGTTTGTCTGTATCTTAAAGACCCTTCGCTTTCACCAAAGAGCTTTATTAGAGTTGACTCTTTATATATCTGAGATGATTTTTCTATAAGTGTATACTGATGATCAGATAATTCTGGCAAACCTAAATAGTTTTTGTCTGTTACAAAAGTTTTTAGGTCAACTGGCCTTTCATCAAACTCTTCACCATCCAAGATGTCGATGAGATCATTAAAATCAAACTCCACTGACTTCCTCAATTATTTCTATTGGCTCAACTATTCCAGTGATTTGAGATAAACGCTTAGCTACTTCCATTTTGCACTTTGGACATGACGCAGTTACTTCCTTCAATATCTTCACAAGAACTTCTTGCTTTCTTTCAGACTCTGCTATCTGTCCAGCAAGCTCTGCATTGTCAAGCAAGCCAACCTCTTGAAGCATTCCAATTCTTTTTCCTTCAATGTCGGCAATCAGCTTTAAAGCTCCAGACTTAACGCTAAGCTGTCCAGCCTGATCTGCATCCTCAACTGTTTTCCATGCTTCTTTAATTAGCATAGCGTAGTGCTGATCAGCTCCAGAGATAGCCTCTTTAGCACGTTCACGGGCTGATGTGTCGTTGTGGACTACATTCTTCCACTCATCTATAAGCCCAACAACTTCTGCCCTTTTAAAGCCAGTAAGTGTAGCAATTTGGGTAGGGTTATTTCCTCTAAGTAGTTCTTCAACTACTTTATTCATTCGATCAAAATGATCTGCTAGTTCAATTTCCATATGACTTTATTATACTTCTAGTCGACTGAAATAGCAAATTCCTTAGCAACCTTTAGTAATATTAGGTATCCAATTAGATCATCAATATCATTATCGCCTGGATAATCTGTTCCCTTAATTAATCTATTAAGCTTATCATCAATACGGACATATAGCTGCTCTTTTGGTCCCGCCTTTGAAAATATTCTAACTGGCTCCAATGCAGAATTTCCATAGGCAATATTTTTTTTAATTAACATGTGAGCAATTTCAAGGCAGGTTGACAATATCTCTTTCCCAGCTTCTGTACCTACTGTAAGTAAATATAAATCATCGTATCTAAATTCCTTTGAGTCTTCAAAAACTGGTGTAAGGGTCATTTAATTAAACCTTTTTCTTTTAGGGCTCTATATATGGTCATAACAGTTACGCCACATTCGCTAGCAATTTCTTCCATACTTTTTCTTTGGATAACATATCTTCTATGTAGCCAGTCTTTATTCTTGTACAATTTCACCTCTTCGTCAACACTTCATTAGCATAATACGCAATGCCAAAACTATCAGCGACATCAAAATCTTCTAAGTTTAAATCATACTTCTTATTAAAATAATCTGCCGTTCTCTGCTTTCTCATGTTACGTAATTTGTTTTTGTACCACGAATCTGCGTATCCTGGATTCAATATTCTAATTGCATCTTTTTCATCTTTAGTTGGGTTTTTATTTCCAATGTGGGACTGCCATGCCGAAGGGCTTATTGTAATAACTTTAGCTCCAGTTGACATCAACTCAGCAATTACAACTCCATACACATAAGATAATTTTATCACAGCATCTGGTGATCTGACAAGTATCGCTCCCTCAACTGCTATGTAGTCTGACTTAAGTTCATCTAGCATAATAGCGGTTTTAACTTTAGCGTCATATATCTTTTCATATATGTCATTGCCAAGTATGTTTATCTTTCCCCACTTTAGTGGCTTATTGTTTTCTAGCAAGCAAAAAGCGACTGAAGATGTTGATGCATCTATTCCTAAAACCCTGTTGGCTTTTGTTTTAGCTAATTTGGCCAGAGTCATTTAGCATCCTTAATATTTTCTCTTTGTCTGAATTAGAAATACTTTTCTCACACTTCGCACATATTGTTGAAGAGTTGTACCTACTTAAACTAGATTTACACTTCTTACAATACCTTTTTTGTCCAGAACGAATAGCTTTTTTTTCATAGTATTTCTCCATGATTTTTTTGTTTGTTGCAACCCTGCAACATTCATCTGAACAATACTTTTGGTTGTGAGTTTTTGGGGTAAACTCTTTATCGTTAAGACAGTCTGAGTTTGCACATATCATAAAGAAGGCACCTTAAATCTTTCAATCTGCACTGTTCCAGTAGGAGTTTCTTTAGAGTAGCACTGCTTTTTAATTGGGCAGTAAGTGCAGGGCATCTTAGTTTTTGTGGCTCCTTCTGGCTTCATAGGAAGGTCGCCATCTTTAAAGTTGTCCCATACCTCTCTCATCCAAAGAAATGTATCCTCAATAATCTTTTTATTCTTATCATTCATAACTACTGGAATAATTAGTATCTCCTGAGTATTCTTATTTTCGTATAAAAAGAAACCTTCTTTTGCATCCTTTAGCTTCATATAAGTTAAAAGCTGCAGGAGATGGTTTGCAGACGGGCTCATTTCTGCCTGCCTTGCATCCCAAACTTCTTGCTTTGCAGTTTTAATTTCACCAATTACAGTCTCACCATCGTACTCCATAATAAGATCAATAAAGCCACGAATAGGCGGGTACTCATTAATAATTTCTTCTTCTTCTGCAACCCACTGAGGCATTGTCTTTATTAGATTCTGAAGCCTTTCGTGAGCCTGGGTTCCTTGTGCCATATTGGCAACCGCAACTGCATCGTTATTGTCAATGAATACTGCACCCGAAAATGCCATGTACCAGTACCTTGGGCAGGTTCCGTGTCCATATCCAAGAGAGCTTGGGCTAAATGATTTCTTTGTCATTTCTCCGTCAGCCCTCTTGGTATTTTTGTAGGACTCATCAAGCAGTTCAGCAAATGCTTCTGGATCAAAGAACTTTCCAGTATGCTTTTTAAACTTTAAGTTCTTTACTATATTTCTTCCCATTATAGATTATACCTAACGACATACTTAAGTGCATCTACAAGTTTGTCTATGGACTCCTTTGCTGAGTAATATATATTTTTCTTATTATTGTTCATGGTTCCAGCCTTATCCTTTGCTATTGTTGAATAGTAAGATGCCATCATGGCAAACTTAGTTGACATAGCCTGAAGTTCAATAATAAGCTGAGGAGCTTTTGCAGCAGGAACATCTGGATTTAACAATAGTTTAACTATGACAGCTAAAGCTCTGTCCAGTTGAGCATCATTCATATACTCATGAAGATCGTTAAATTCAGTTATAGAGTTAATTAACTCTAATGTATTTTTATCCTCTGTCATTTTTAATCTTTTTATCCCACTTATCCATCAACAATCCAACGCCATACCCAGCAGCAAAGCCAAATAGGCATCCATAAATAAAGTATACCACTAGAATGGAACCTCAGCGTATGTCTTGTATGAAGGGAAATCGTTATCGCCTGAAGGCTTATCCTTAGACAATGAGTATGCTGTTACAGAAATTGAATCTGCATTGATTTCATAAGAGCTTCTCTTAATTCCATCTTTATCTGTCCAATTTTCTTCATAAATCTTTCCAACGATAATAACTTCCATACCCTTTTTAATTACAGACTTTGATTGTCCTGCAAGTGTACGCCAAGCTTTTACTGTCCACCAAGAAGTGTTTTTGTCTTCCCACTCTCCAGTAGTTTCATTCTTAACGCGATCATTAGTTGCAACTCTAAACCTGAGACCATTTGATCCAACAGGTTCTGGTTCACTACCAACTCGCCCAACGATTGTAATAATCGGATTAGCCATTTTTATTTTCCTCCCAAAATGTGATCAGCTCTTCTAGTACTGACCACTCTATGATTCCAAGACGGACCTTGGAATCCCCACCAATAATAATTTTAAGGGCTGGATGCATGTCCCTGCT